GTGTCGGTGGCAGCGACGGAAGACAGGTCGGTGTCGAGTACACCCGACTTGAGGTTGTCCACTTCAATGTTGGAGACAGTGTTGTTGTCTACATCGATTGTCTTGTTTGTCAGAGTCTTTGTGGTTGCGGCGAGATACGTGTCGAAGGTATCGACTGTAGTCTGACGCATTGTGCCGCCATCGTTGGTTACGATACCGTCACCACCCGCTACGGCTGTCGTGCCAGCAGACGTGCCACCATCCATCAGATTGAGTTCTGCGGGAGTGGCAGTTACGTTTGTGCCGCCGATGTCGAGGGTTGTCATCGACACTTCGCCAGCAACAGTCAAGATGCCCGATGCGAGGGTCATCAAATCCGTATCGCTGGTGTGACCGATAGTTGCGCCGTCGATGTTGATGTTGTCGATAACAGCCTGTGTGATTACGCTGTTTGTGCCAAGTGTTGCACCATCGATAGAGCCGCCGTCAATGTTGGCTGTATCCGCAACCAAGCTGTCGATATTAGCTGTACCGTGTATGTGTAAGTCTTTGAACTGCTTGCTCGACGAACCCAAATCGATATCGTTGTCGGTTGTTGGCTCGACTACGCCATCCTTGATAACAAGCTGTTCGACTGACGAACTGGATACGTCAACAGAAAACTCAATCTGATTGTTGGGATTGTCGATAACGACCTTGTTCAGTGGCGTAGTCTCACCCGGATCACCGATGAGACCAATAACCGGACCTTCTGCTGCTGTGCCGTCGTGCTTGTGACCTGTAGTGTTGACGAATGCAGCCAGAAGAGCGTTAAATTCGTTGTTACTGTGGGCAGCAGTGATCACGTCTCCGTTGGAATATGAAGATTGTCTAGTATAACCTGCCATGTGTTATCTCCTTCCTCCCGGAGTAAATTCTAGTTGGTAGCCCTTCAAAGATATGGGGGATGATCCTGCAGTATCATCAAGACGTACAGCAACTGTAAAACCACCACCCTCAATGCTCTGTCTAACTAGAGGTGTGCCCGATGATCCATACACTGCAGTGCCATACGTTGATGCAGTTAATCCGTAGATTGCAATAGCATTTCCTGCTGTCAATGAGTACTCTGCTGGCTGTGGTGTTTCAGATGAATTGAAGTCGTATCGTATTCTAAACTTGGAATCGACAGTGCTTTCGTTGTCGTAATTCCAAATTATACGCTGCATCATTTTACGAACACCCGGATCACCCATAGTAAAGTCAGGAGAGCGATACGAAGCCTCTATATTAGTGCCGTCAAATGTATTACCAACTTCTTGTTTGTGTATGTATCCGTCAAAACCACCATGAAGCACATTTTCTACGTTACTAATTAGTCCAGATGTACAACACGCGGGTTTAATACCTACAACGTCAGCGTACTGCCATCCAGTCTGTCCCTGTATACTGCCTTTTATGACGCCAATAATACCGGGAGAGTTTGCCTGTGATTCGGAAGCAGTAGGAAAAAACAGACGATACTGGGTCTTGTCTCGTATGACTACAGACGACAGTCGATCAGTGGACACATTGTCGAGGCGAGGCTGTATCTGTTTAGAAACCGTACCAAGTTCAACGTCCCCGATACGTTCCGTACCTGCAATCGTACGCAATCCGTCTGGTGCGAGGTAAACAATGTCACCGGCAATTTCCTGTATGCTGAAGCCATCAACACAACCAATATTGCGTGTTACAGGGACAACAGCAAAATCACTTAGGCTTGATCCTTGTACACGAAATATAGAGTCAGCACAAAAAACAAACAAGCTTTCACGGAAGACTTTGAGGCCACGTATCACACCGTCAACTTTGATTGACCCTGCGCCACTGCCCGAAGTAAAATCATCTTCATCAAAGGGCACACTAAATACAAGTTCTTGTGGACTTGCAGACATACCCGCGTAAAATACGTGACTCTTAAATACTTCTACAAAAGCAGGGTCTGCTGGCCTACCACTCGCTGTTACATCAGTGACGCTACTGTTGTTAAAGACTGCTGCGTTGTTCGTCCCATCAACGTAAACAACTTTGTCAGTGCCGTCGAAGTTAAAGTTTGCAAACTGATACCGTCCGGCACTCGTTCTACCTGTGTCTATTTCTGTCCACGATCCGGTTGCACCGCCCTTGAATACCTTTTCACCTCGTGCAGCAATGACTTGATCCTTGTAGATATGAACACCAAGAACGACCTCGTTAGATGAACTGGTTTGCGGCACGATGTTTGAGTTGAATTTGGTAAATCCATTGATACGACGATATCCGCCGTTAATATCAGGCTCAAAGTTTTGCAACTGTATAGCTGTTCCGGGGGGTAGGGTAAAGGCATCTCTATCTAAGACAAGACCACCGTCTAGTTGCACAAGAAACGGACTAACAATGGAAGTATCTGGCATTAGACGGCCCTCATGTAGTCCTTACGATTGATCAATTCGACACGCAAGCGAAGTAGTCCCTCCTTGTAGTCTCGTAATGCAAGCTGTGAAAACTGAACATCAGAGCGAAGCATATGAGCGTAGTAACGAGCGCGGTTTACAATAACATCGTGAAAGCGTTCCGGTATAATCGATACGTCTGAGTCAGCACTCAAATCACTTGTTGTTTTATAGTAGTAGTACCTGATAATGTAGGTCGATACGTCCGGAACTGGGGATAGACCGATCTTTTGATCAGGAGTCTTATATACAAATTCTGGCAGGGCACGTGACCCCGTATCAGGGTTCGTATCCGCTTCGTTGCGACGTTCAACATATTCGTTAAATGATATGTACTTTAATTTCTTTTCTGATGTGGATGCGGACTCTTGTACAGTAAAACTATCATAATCAATAGTTTTCGCATCTGATTCTCTGGAATACTCTGCTGTTCCTGCAGTAGTCGTAAAAGACTGATTAACAACAGTAAACGGCCACTCAACTTCGGAGTTGATAATGTCTCGTTGTGACTTGTTGATAAAGTCTTTGACTGACGTTTGAATACCGCGTGTCGAAGACACTGTGGTAATCTCCACCTCATTGATCTCTCGTAGTACAGCGTTGATAAGTTCTAGGAATGTCATTCTAGTACCCGTTAAACTTCGCTATCCAAGACTTCGAGTGCTGCCAACTTGTCTTCAGCATCCGCCCAAGCTTGGACTGCTTTGTCCATCTCTTCAAGCAAATCCGGGTGTTCACCGATGCCAGCAGGATTGTTCGTGTAATTAGAATATACAAAGAGTGCATCCTTCTGTTGGGCTTCGTACTTGTGCTTCAGTGCTTCGTAAGCAAGTCGTTTCATGTCGGTCTCCCTGTACAACATTATACACCTATTTTAAGTATTTAGCAAGTTTTATTTTTTTTGTGACTTGCGGATTGCTTCGAACGTCTCTTGGATGCTTGGTGGTTTGGTTTCGTTAGGCTTATAACGACACTGAAACTCGCGTGGGAACCACTCGTCCATACGAAAAAATATAGTGTCTACAGTGTTGTTTACGCCGTGATAGACGCACACCCGCTGCTTGTCTACGGTGGTGCATCCCTTCAAACGACAGGTAACATGCGTCGGGTCTGCTGCGTGAACAACCTTGCCCTTGAGAAACATGGCAAATCCGTACAGCATCGCTGCACCGATACAACCCATGAGGGTCCACGCAACGACTTCTACGAACTTCTGTCTGCGTTCACGCTGCTTGTAGAGTGTTTCCTTACGCTGCTTACGTATCTGACCTTCCATACGAACCAAGTCATCCCACTTCGACTTGCCCATCGTCAGGGAAATCCACTGCTGCAGTTCGTACCGCTGCTGGTTTGCCTTTTCTTTGTTTGCAAAGGCCATAAGAGCCTGCTGCTCTACGCTCTGTCCGGCAAACAATTTCTTGAATATTGGGGGATTCTTTGCCTCTCGCTCCGCCTGATCTAGGTCAGACATAGCCCCCATCCACCGCGACAAGTCACCCGCCATCTGTTCGATGTCACGGCCTACAGCAAAACCCTTCTTGATTGCTGAAAAAGCTGCCGAAGCAGTTGCCATTGCTGAAATGGGGTCCATCAGTACACCTTTGTGTCTTTGTCAATTAGTCGGGGTAGGCAGTAGGAGGTTATCTTCTCTCCCTGTTTGTGCAAGA